GCGGCACATAAACCTCACACCCTTCGACACTGTTTTCAGTGACACCAATCGCTCGTTGGTAGCTGGGCCCAGGCGTTGGCATCTGCCACACGCCATTGTTTGTCCCCACTGGTGCCGGCATAGCATCCAGCGTCAGGGTGTTTTGATTCACATCGACAGCCGTGATCATATATCCGCCATAGCGCCACTGGCGCGGACCACCGACCACAAAGATCGTGGCACCGACCATTCCTGGACCAACAATCGCATCCGGCACCACTGTGTTCTGCCCCACGACGCGCAAATTCACACCAAACAGTACCCCACCAGGCGCCACATTCCCTGTTGTGCGAATCGACTGTGTGATCTTGACTGTGTCACCGACTAGATCAACCGAAAACGATGGCCCAACTAGCTGGCCCATCCCACCACCACCTCTCGGTGGACTAGGCTGCTCACCCACTGGCGTGTCTGTCCCTGATCGACTAGTCGGCTTATACGTGACCGTAACATTCCAGACACCGTCGGTCTTCTCAAACGGCTCGACATTGACCTCGGAGCGAATCAGCCCCTGATACACCGGCGGCGTCTGGGCATAGGTTGCCGTCAGTATCTCGCCCTCATCCATCGATCCTAGGGCAAGAAAGCGAAACGTAATTTTCGCATCCTCGGTGCTCACCGAAACCTGCCTGGAATCCGCCATTTCGACTAGTGTCACCGGCATATCAGTTCACCCTCATACCATTTTCCACTTGCTGTTTGACACGCCGCACTTCATCGAGGATATTCCTAAGCAGGCTATTCGTCTCCTCGCGTTTCGTGTCATAGTACAACTGCGACATCGCACGCGTGGCCACGAATAGGCCACGGGCACTAGTCAAATACTGTTTCAGCTCATCCGGTTTCATCTGACTGCTTGCCTGTGGTGGCACTACCGGCGGTGGTGGTGCGGCCCTGTGTTTCTGATTCGCTTTCTCAATCGATTGGCGTAGTCGCTCCTGCGACTCGATCAGCTTCTGATTCGCTTCCGACAAATCGACTTTCAACGCATCTTTTATCTCCTCGTGAAATAGCTCGAGTCCCAACTGGCCGCCCAGGCCGATCAAGCCACCAGCCAGTGCGCCCCATGGTCCCGCAATCATGCCACCGGCCACTGCACCGATCAGTGGCAATATCCAGGGATTGCGCCTAAGCGAATTCACGATCCAGTCCACAAATTCGTTCCACTTCTCGCGCAGGCCCACAATGATACCGCGCCACAGGCGATCCACTGCATTGCCGAGTATCTCAAATGCGCTCTCCAAGTCGCCCGACTTGACCGACAAGACAATGGCATCCCATGCGTCCATGAATTCGCTTTTGATCTGCTGAAACGACTGCGTCAAGTCCTCTGACATCTTGCGCCCTGTCTCTGTCTGCGTCGCCCAGATCGCGATCAGCCCACCAGTGGCCGCTACCAGCAATCCAATCGGAGACAAGAGCGCAGTGATCGCGGTCGTCAGTAGCGCCAGCACAGCCAAGACTGCCTTGATTGCGACCACGACACCGAAGATCGTAACACCAACTGTAGCGACCACTGCTGAGAAGGTGATTAGGCCAGCCGTGACGCCTACGATCGTCACAATCAACTCGCGGTTGCGTTCCACAAATGCTCGCAGATTCGCAATCGCTGGTACCACGCTATCAGCGACCATCTGAAACACCGGTGCCACTGTCTCACCGATGACATCGACAACTGAACCGATCACCTCTCGAATCTGCGTCCAGGCCTGGGTAGTTTTCGCTGCCAGCTTGGCCTGCTCTTCAGTCCAAGTGACACCCAATGCTTGCCCTTGCTTGCGCAGCGCCTCAATGCCACGTTCACCACTGTTCAGGTAGGTCGCCAAGACAGGGCCAGCGGTTCTACCGAATATCTCAATCGCAGCTTCCGTGCGCTTGGTCGAGTCTTCAATCGATGCCAAGTATCTGAGAACAGCCTCGAATTGCTGCGTCATGTCGGCCATGAGCACATTCTCGCCGACATTTTTCTGCGAGAGCGCCTCTCGCATGTTCTTCGCAGCGTCTTCAACAACGCTCAGCTCGAAGCCAGCAATCTTTCCAGCATAGGCCAACTCGCTAAGCAGCTTGGCTGATAGGCCTGTGCGTTCCGACAGTTTCATCAGCTCGTTGCCAGTCGATGCAAACGATGACAACGCTTTGCCAAACGCACCAGCCAGGCCCAGGCCAACTGCACCGACTTGTGCGCTGATGCGAAGTAGTGACTGTGCAAAATTGGCCAGCTTCTGTGATACAGCTTGCAGGGCCTGCGTGAATTTGTTGTCACGCAGCGCCAGCTCGACAAACGCTCTGCCAGCCCTAATCTCCCCTGCGCTCGCCATGACCACCTCGTGTCAGTAACTCGTAAAACTCACGCACTGTAATCTTCTCAGACTCGACCCTAGCCTGTACTAGAGGATGAAAATGGTCCGGCGTGAATTCAGGAGTGTGGCGTCTGTCTCGGTGACAATTTGCAATGAGCGACATGAGCGCCGAGAACATATTCCAGTCCGAGATCAGGCGGGCCTGCACCATCATGAACAACTGGCGCAGCGTAAAACTCCACGGCTCGACGCCCAAAATGCCCGCGTAAACAAAGATCAGCCGCTCGTAGTCGGCAGCGGTTCGTTCTGAAACTTCTCCTCGATCGTCTGAAACGCCTTTTCCAGTTCGTTTCGGCTGCGCTCCCAGCCAGCGCGCAATGCTTTCCGCATCTTCTCGAACGGGAAAAAATCGATACACTCCTGGAAGACGGCCTCGATGAGTGTCTCTAGGCTGTCACCACGAAAATAAGTCGAAAACTCCTCGAATTCAGGCCGTTTTTCCACCGGTTCCAGCATCTCCCAAGCGACTTTGAGCGCGACTGAGAAGTCCTCAAGCAGCGTCGTGAACAGTTTGTCCACGTTTTTGAACGAAAGCAGGTCAACTCCACACGTTGTGCGGATTGCCAGCGCCCGTTTGCAGTCCAGTTTGATCGTCCAAACACGCCCAACCGAGTCTGTAATCGTGCGCATAGCCTTCCCTCAATCGTTAGTCAGGTAATCCCACCCATTGTGGAACCGTGGGAGCCGGTGCAGGTTTGAGTGTCAGCGTCGCAGTAACAACTTCCTCAAGCGGTTCCTGTCTCCTCACCGAAGTCACCACTGCCAGGAATTCAACACCAGCACCATTGGTAGCGTCCAGCACACGCACACGAACCGGAGTGCGGTCCCTATGCGCCCTGACCAACCGCATCAACTGCACAGATTCAGTATCCCAGATCGTCTCCACCTCGACTGTAAGCGACCTGAGCGTTTGCAGCATCACGCGCCAGCCCTGGTTACCACGTGCTGTCGCATCTGCTTCTGCGTCCTCAGTCGCCAGATTGACATTGCGAACCGTCGTGACTTCCTGGAAGTCGTTGTTCGCCATCTCGACAAACAGTTTCGCGTCCATTCCGCGGCGTGTAGGCATAATGTCACCCCCCTGTCACGAAGTCCTTTAGGAAGTCGCTCAATCTGGCCAGGCCCTGACGATGTGCAGGTCGCATGTAGGGCCGAGCCTCATAAACCTTTCTCCCAATGGTCCCACTGTACTCGAGCAGCGACGGTACAACTGATCCCGCCTTGATCAGGATTGGCCCAATCACAACGCTCTGCTTGGCTGCGTCGTACATGAAGTAGATATGCTGCTTGAGCAGTCCCACGTGAGCATACGGTGGCATGCCTGGCGGTGAAACTCCTTTTCGCCTTTTCATGCTATTTTGGGCGATCTTGCGCACATACGCGCCATAGCGTGACAACGCTTTGCGACGCCCACGTTCCACCGCACGCATCACTCCAGAGCGATCAAAAAAACTGCTCTTAGCTAGCGAAAATGACGCCGACAGCATGACCACTACACCAGGTAAACATACTCGCAGCTAACCGTGCTTACAAAAAGCCTATGCGTGTCCAGATACTCGTGGAAGTAAAGCGGTGATGCAGCGACATTCAATCCATGGTAGCCGCTCGGCAATCGCATCCCCTCCAACTCGAGTATCAGCGCCTCGACATAATCGATCATGATCCCGACCTGCACATCGTCATTCAACTTTTTCCTGACCACTATCTCCAATGTGATGTAGAGCGACTTACGGTCCCTCGACTCACTCTGATCTCGCACCTCGCGCGGCACCACTGAGACAAGCAGTCGATTGTCGGTCACATCGATGGTCAGGTGATATTCCAGACTCACCTCAGCGCTCAGCGGCAGACTGGCGCCAGCCAGTTCGTTTGTCACATGTCGAGCCAAGTCCGTAATTACACCCATCGTGTTTGCCTAGCTTCCAATCATGCGAGTGCGGACCACCAAAAATTTGTGCTCGTAGTCTGCCCACGACCAGTCCGGTTCGCCATCACCCGAGAGCACCTCGTGAATGACATTGACACCACGCACATTTTCGATGATGCGATCACCTCGCTGTGGCACTACCGGCAAGTCTTCCGACCACACCAGCCACTGGCGATTGGTCGATTGCGCGTAGAGTACAACACCAGTCGAATAGGAATTGCGCCAATTCCCATCGACAGGCACCGCCCTAACTTCCCAGGCGTTGCCATTGCGTACCCACACAACCCTGCGCGTAACTTTGTCGCGCAGGGTTGTGTGGAACCAGTCCAGCGCCTCATGATACGTGGGCATGTCAGCCTATCTTCACTCGCACACGTGCATCACCTGCAGCCGCATCACGATAGCACAAGCCAATCCGGAAACGATTGGCTCCAGCAGTCTTGACTGCGACTTTGTTGGCCTTGTCCCAATAAACTTCGTCACCGACTACGAAGCTATCACTTCCTTTGGCCAGGTCGAAAACACCTTCCGTTGCCAGCGATCCCAACTCGCCAGCCAAAATGGGACTGCGCGTGATCCCATACACACGATCACCAGCAAACGATACGACCTCACCAGCCGGTACATCGCTGCTGGGAATGTAAGGAATCGAATCACCGACACCAACGTAAATCGCTCTCATGTTATCACCTCCCTAACATTACGCTGTCGCCTTGATAGCGCCACGCGGATCAATGCGCGCGACACCAAAGTCCCAATACGCCCGCATCGACAGTCCCAATGTGCGAAATTCTGTATCTGCAGTCTCAATGGTCGGTGCGCGCCGACCCTCCAGAAATGCGACTTGGAATGCCGGCACCAACGCCGGATTAGCGATCATATACCAAGTTGTGGGCGACTGGCCAGCACCTGAGCCACTGGACAGGAACGGAGACGAAACCGGCTTGTAGCGATTCACGTATGGGTTGTTGACCGGTCTGGGCCTGTTCACCTCAGTCGTTTCGTTCAGTGTCATCGATGTGTAAATTTGCAGCGCCAGCGGCTCCAATTCAGGCGGTACTAGGATGTACTGACCCTCGATGGCCAGCGGATCGCCATTCGCATCCAGCATCTTGGAAAGCGCTGCGCGGGCGCGACCAATCGAGTCAATGCCCAACGGTGCCGATGTCAACCGGTTACCATTCGCTGCGCTGTAGAAGTTGTCAGTCGCTTCCATCACCACGTTGTACAGTGCACGCTCCAAAGCAATGCGAGCACGACGGCCCAACTGAGCGATCAGCGACTTGAACGCGCCCAGGTCATCGTTGACGATCTGTTGGCGTGTGATGGTGAGCATCATGCCATAGGTGTCCAGCTTGTTCGTGTAGGCCGACTCGACCAGTTGGCCATGCGGCAACTCGCCATCATGTGGCACACGAACAAACGATCCCGTAGCGTCCAAGCGATAGATGTTGTGAACGTGGAAGTTGGAAAAGTCCTCAATCGCAGCGATCTGGTCATAGGTGACCGGCTGCTGAGTAAACGCGTCCAGCAGTATTTTGTTGGCGACATTGCCCAGGATACCAGGCAAGTTGACCGTGGAAAAGCCAGCCGCCTGCAGGTTGGGTGAGCGCTGCATCTGCACGATCGTGTCATACAATTCGTTGGGGTTGTAAGGCACACGCACGCCCGCAGCTTCCAGGGCCAGGGAGAGCATGCCTAGTAAGCCACGGCGTCTCAGTGGCCAGGCCTGCTCAACCACCTTTTCACCGTAGTCGCGATCCTTAGCAAGCCGTTCATCAGGAATGCCACAGGACAGGCACAGCGCCGCCTCGATCACGGCTGGCGTGTAAGTCTTCTGACGTTGGCCAACCTCTTTGACACGTGGCCGTGTCGCTCGCAGAATCTCCAACTCAGTTCGCTGCACATCCCAGCCTTCATCTTCAGCCTGTGCAGCGATGCGTTCAAGCAACTCGATGTCCACGTTACGACTCGACGCTGCATCTTCGATGAGAGCGCGAATGGCAGCTAAGCGCCGCCGTTCTGCTTTCGCCCGGGCGATAATCGCCTTTGCGGACGTGTCGTTTTTGCTGGTCGATTGTTCATTCGTTGTCATCGTGATACTCCT